GTTGCATTACTATTACTACCCCGAGTCAATCACTACCGTTGCTTCTGGGCAAACATGGCTGGGTGACAACTTTGACTCTGTGTTGTTGTATGGCTCGTTGTACCGTTGAATCCAAATCTGAATAGGTCTGGCTTGGGTAATTTTGTTTGGGATCGTAGCGTAGGTTGAAACGCTGATGCGAGTGATACTCAAATCAGCCTGAGTTGCGGCTACGTTTGCACCTGTACGGATCACATGCTCGAGTAAATCAATGGTGTCGTCTGGCAAGGGGTAGGTATTCTGACCCGGCACCAAGTCAATCGTACCCGTCTCAATCGTCCACAAGTTGATACCACGGTTCGCCCAATCAGCAAACATGATGTTTAAACTGCGTCTGGCTGTCCGTAGGTCATAACCTGTGCGAAGCTCACTACCGGCGCGTTCAAACGCTTCCTCTACCAACTCGGTGAGGTCTAGGTTAAAACCTGCTGCGCCAGAAGTGTTTGCCATTATCTAAATCCCGCCGTTTTCTTCGCCACCTTGGGTGGTTGTTTCACGAATTGTTTCCCTTTAGCTTTGCCAGCACGTTTTGCACGTGTTGTCGCAGCGTACTCAGAAGAACTGAGGCTTTTGATTGCAGCTTCAGGAAGGTATCTTTCACCTGTGTCAGAAGATTTTTTACCACTTTTGGTTCTCCATTTTTGGTCGCCCCAGTTTTTAAGGGATTGCTGCGGCGCTTTCAATCTCGGTATCCCCCACCTGCGGCCTTATAGCGTTTAGCCATAACTTGAGCCTTACGTGCTGACCACTGTCCTGCGCCCGTACCTACGATTGCCGCAGCTTTGACGCTGTTGAAGATACGTTTGCGTAAATCAGGCTTGGTGTAGTTACCAGCTTCATTTACCTTAGACTTTGTTTTGCCGCCTTCTTTCATGTAACCCATCTTGTTGCGCACTTCTGTAGGCAGCTTTGAAAGCCCAGTGTTATCTTCAGGCACTTCTTTTAACCCGCCGCCAGCAGCCATTTTCTTGGGTTTCTTTCCCGCTTCTTTCATAGCTATAGCAGTAGCAGCTTGTTTTGCTAAGCCACCTTTTTTGTACATGGCGACCTTGTCTGGATTATCCGTGCGAGTGATCTCTTTTTTCTTTGGCATTTTTGATGAGTTCATTGCACCCATACCGCGAGAGGACATCATTTTTTTCCACCTTTAACTTTTTTGGCTAAAAACAATTTATCAACCATCTCTATCCGTTGAGGCTTGGTTGTGACTTTGTTGATAATGCCCAGCCGTTTAGGTTTACTCGCGCCGTAAAACCCAGCTTTTTTTAAAGACTTAGCTACGCTGCTATTGGGTTTTGCGGTTGCCATGTCAGCACAGCTTTCCACGGGTTTTACCCCGTTGAACACAGCCATCAGCACGACTGGAGGCTGAACCGCCCTTGGCCATGTTTTTGATTTTGTATGCTGCTTCAGTCTTCTTCTGCGTATTGGCTTCTTCCTTCTGAGCGTCCATCTTTTTGATGTCCCCAGAAGTCATGGAGTCTTCATACGTAGTACCGGGGCGGCGTGGTTTATACGCGCCCATTGTTCCGGCTTGTGTGCTGGTGGCCATGATTATTCCTTAGCAGGCTTTGCCGCCAGACTTCATGGTAATCATCTTGCCTTTGGTTTTACCCTTGGACTCAACGCCACCACCTTTAGCCATGCCACCCATGTTCATTTTTTTCATGGCGGTGTCTTTCATCATCTTGCCGTCAGGCATCTTGTGCATACCACCTTTGGCCATCTTCATGCCGTCTTTGGCGGTGTCCATGCCTTTTTTCATTACAGGCTTGCCCATCTTGGAAGGCATCTCTGATTTGGCTCCAGCTTTTTTCTTAGCTATCATTGCCATAAAACCGGGGTTCATTTTTGTTGCCATAGTGTTTCCACCTTCCTTGTAAAGTTCTGTTTTGCCCTGAAGAGTTTTGGGCTTGTTGACTTTCTGTAAATCAGGTCGCGTACGCGGCCCACCCTTGAACTCAATGCCCTTGCTTGCAGCACTAAATTCTTTTGCCACCTTCTGCGGGATACCCGCTTGTTTTGCAAATGCTGGGTTATGAGCCGCAGCATCCATGAATTTCTTTTGTTTAAGACTTGTCGCTGGCATCTTTATACACCCACCGTTGTACGGTATCAGTTTCCCAGATGCGAATAATCATCCACACAATGGTCAATATTCCACCAACAAGGGCTACGACGGGAGTCATCCAGCCCATGAAACCACCAAGCCCAACAACCACAGCAGCGCCATCAGTCATTGTTTTTACGTCGTTGTTCATACCATCCGTCCTTTGGTTTTGCCTTTGGTAGCGCAGCCATCAGCACGACTTGAGGCTGTGCCTCCATTCTTCATTTTTGTGTACTTCTGTGAATTGGCGTCGTAGGTGTACTTAGACGCGGCTTCTTCTTTCTTGCCAAGTGCGGAATTGATTACGTCAATTGCCTTAGCTGCGCCATCTCGAAGTTCGTTCATACAAACCTACCTTTTGTTTTGCCTTTGGTAGCGCAACCATCTGCTTGTGTTACGTATCCACCTTCAGCACAGTTCCAAGCCCGAAGGCTCTTGTTAATCCTCGAATCTGGATCCCTTGCGGTTTCTGCGCTCGTCAATTTCGCTTTCATCCCTTTCATACGGGCGCAAAAAGAGTCTCGCCTGCTGCCGCCCTTGGGTTGGGGGGCTTTTAACCCCGGCTTCCCCGGATTCGCTGCGTTGTAGGAAGCTCGTCCTTTGGCGTTCAGCCCGCCTTTGGGATTCTTCCCTTCTTTGCGCGTCCATGCGGCAGATTTAGCCATAGAACACTACTGCGGTTGTAGTTGCTGACACCACAGCAGAGATATTGGTGCTACATCTAATGCCTTCTCCGGGAAATACCATGTAGATAGCCCCCGCAGCCGCTGGCGCGGTAAAAGAAAACATAGCTGTACCGGCTGTGCCATCATTCAGAACAACCGTTGCGCCTGTTGAATAGCTGATGGATATACCCTTGATACGGGCTGGGCCAGCAAAAATGGTAGTAGTTGCATTGGCTGCTGCCGCGCCGCTTTTTACGTCTGTCTGCATTGCCATAATCAATCTCCTTTTAAAAAGGGGCCGAAGCCCCCTAGATCAATTACTGTTGAGTGGCGGTTGGGTTGGCAGAGCCGTCGCTGTCTTTTACAACATACGTAATAGTCAATACGCCAGCACCAGAT